AAGCATACGTCCGTGCCGCTCGACATTCAGCCGATCAAGCAGTCGGAGATGCGCGAACGGAACCTGTACTGGCGTGAGCATGACCCGCTGTCATCGACAGAGTTTTCCTTCACCCGTTTCCTCGTGCCGCACCTTGCAGGATACAAGGGGTGGGCGGTGTTCATGGACTGTGACTTTCTCTGGCGAGGCGATGTCGCTGCGCTGCAGGACTACATGAACCCGTACTACGGCGCTGTCGTGGTCAAGCATGACTACAAGCCGAAAGAGTCAACGAAGATGGACGGGGCGGCGCAACATCAGTACCCGCGCAAGAATTGGTCGAGCATGATCTTGTGGAACTGTGAGCATCTGCACACAAAAACAGTCACGCCCGAACTCGTAAACCGCGAGAGCGGAATGTACCTACATCAACTGCGGTTCTTGTGGGACGCATGTATCGGTGAGTTGCCCATTGCATACAACTATCTGGAAGGGTGGCACACCCGCGATGACTGCCCGAACCCGCAAGCCGTTCACTTCACACGAGGTGGGCCGTGGTTCCGCGACTACGTAGACGTTGAGTACGGCAAAGAGTGGATGAATTTAGCCAAGGAGATCGTAAATGAATAGCGAAGACGAAGCGTATTTAGAAGTGCCAGAGGAGCACGTTAAAAAAATTGCTGCACCGAATACGGTGTGGGCGAAGATTGGCGACGACGGTAAACTGGAAGTTCTCCGTTGGGACATCATAGAGATATACGCACTAGAATACGACACGCTTAGACGGGCTGGTAAAGAGGCAGCGCAGACGCACGTGATGTGTAAGTTGCTTGTATTGGTGCGCGATCAAGTACGAAAAGAAAGGCACGCCAGTGGAAACTGAAGACGATATCCTTGACTTGATCCGCGTGTTGCCTAACGAGATTAACGACGCTGGAACAACTACAGAATTCAAATTCCTCACAGTGGGCAGTGTGTTGTGGGCTTGCCGTGAGGAGATCATTAAATTGCGAGAAGAAAACGCGAAGTTAAAAGCGAAGAGGAAGCAATGATTTATTCGGGTGCAGGGCCGTTACCAAGACATACGTATTGTTATGTTCAGCCACACACGTTTGGTAACAGTGACTGGGAGCGGGTGGCGTGGTTTGGGCTAGTGAGCCATCCCGGCCGTACTTGGGGCTGTCACGTAATGTTGGAGTGTGGGGCGGTGTATCGGAACGTGCCGCTGCATAGACTCATGCACAAGGTATCGACCACGACAATGAATTGGATGCCATGCGATAGCCAGACTTGGGACTGCTACGGCCATCACTTTAGCGTGGTGGAGTATCCATTTCTTGAAGCCGTGCCAATGCGCGTTCGCTTGCGTTCTAAAGAAGAACTAACTGGGCGGTACATGTTCACAGCCATACCGATGCTTGATGGATTTAGTTTGGAACCGGAGCAGTCCAAAGAGTTTTACTTCATCAAGTTAGACAACGGCAGGTTCACGGCACAGCCCACTAATCATGTACTCGTGCAGGACAAGTCGTTCATCACTGAATCTGAGTGGCCTAGGCTTGAGCGTCAGACAGAAACATGGAGCGTCGATCCATGAGTTTTGTAACGCTAGATTTTGAAACGTACTACTCACAGCAATTTAGTTTGAGCCGCATAACTACGGAAGAGTACGTCCGCAATCCGCAGTTTGAAGTCATTGGGGTTGGCATCAAGATTGATGACGGTAGATGCGAGTGGGTAAGTGGGGATAGGAACGAGATCAAAGCAAGGTTAGACCAGATTGATTGGGCGAACTCTGCGCTGCTCTGCCACAACGCGATGTTTGACGGAGCGATCCTGTCTTGGTATTTCGGGATTATCCCTGCATACTATTTCGACACTCTGTGTATGGCACGAGCCAAGCATGGCGTAGATGTCAGCGGGTCATTGGCTAATCTGGTAAAGATGTATGGGCTTGGTCAGAAAGGTACGGAAGTCATCGACGCTGTGGGCAAGCGTAGGCAAGATTTTTCTTCTGCCGATCTTGCTGCTTATGGGAATTATTGTATTAACGATGTCAATCTTACTTTCAAGTTGTTTAACGTTCTGCTCTCGGATTTTTTCCCGCAAGAAGAACTAGATCTAATCGACATGACTCTGCGTATGTACACGCAGCCAATGCTTGAAGTGGACGACGCGCTATTAGTTGAGCGGCTTGAGGAAATCAAGGCGGAGAAAAGCGAACTCTTGGCGGGATTAAAAGGGGTGCTAGGCGTTGGGAGTGAGGAAGAGGTACGGGCTAAACTGGCAAGCAACCCGCAGTTCGCGGCTATCTTGAAAGAGTTAAACATCCCAGTGCCGATGAAGATCAGCCCCACTACGGGTAAAGAAACTTTCGCTCTCGCCAAGAACGACGAGGGCTTTATCGCCCTATCGGAGCACGACGATCCGGTAATTCAGCAACTGTGTTCGGTACGTCTGGGTACTAAGTCCACGATTGAAGAGTCACGGATTGAACGTTTTATCGGAATTGGGGCTAGAAACCGGGGCAAGATCCCTATTCCGCTCAAGTATTACGGGGCGCATACGGGGCGTTGGGCCGGGACTGACTCGGTTAACTTCCAGAATCTGCCTAGCCGCGACAAGAAAAAGAAGACTTTAAAGAACTCCATCATGGCTCCAGCGGGTCATGTCGTGATCAACTGTGACAGCAGTCAGATCGAAGCGCGGGTTCTTGCGTGGCTTGCAGGGCAAACCGATGTGGTCGAGCAGTTCCGCAAAGGCGAGGATGTGTATTCGATTTTTGCCGCGAAGATTTATAAGCGACCGATCAGTAAGGCCGATCCCGTCGAACGGTTCGTAGGCAAGACTTGTATCCTTGGACTGGGTTACGGCACGGGAGCGAAGAAACTTCAGCACACGTTGAAGACTCAGCCGCCGGGGGCTGACCTCTCGGAAGATGAGTGCAAGCGCATCGTAGACCTATACCGCGAGTCAAACCACATGGTCACGGACTTGTGGCACGAGTGCGATGGTGCGCTACAACACTTAACGTCATGGCCTAGTAATTTAAAACCTTACACTATCGGCAAACATAACGTTATTCAGGTAGGTTCACTAGGTATACGCCTTCCTAATAAATTGTTTATACGGTACCCGGATCTGCGGTTGAGCGACAAGAAGTACATCTACAAATCGCGCAAGGGAATCACTTCAATATGGGGTGGCGCGATGGTGGAGAACATCGTGCAAGCACTGGCGCGGATCATTGTGGGTGAGCAGATGCTCCAAATCAGAGAACGCTATCGACCCGTGCTGACAGTGCATGACGCAGCCGTGATCGTGGCCCCGAAGGAGGAAGTACAAGAGGCCGTTGCGTTTATAACTGAAGTCATGTCTACTCCCCCAGAGTGGGCAAAAAGTTTACCAGTCGCATGTGAAACAAAGTACGGTCAGTCATACGGAGAATGTTAGTTATGTTACTCAGTTCATTACGTGATTCATGGCGAGAAGTTATCGGCAAGAATGGCGGGGATTGCCCCGTCTGTGATCGGTGGGGGAAGATTTACAAACGTACATTGAACAAGACAATGGCAAAGTCGCTGATCTGGCTTTGCCAAGAAGTCAAGCGTACGGGGTACGATTGGATCGATGTGCCGAACACCGGGCCGCGATTCGTGATTCGCAGTAATCAACTGCCCATCCTAACAACGTGGGAACTTGTCGAACGCTGCCCCAAAGATGGCGACGAAGGCGGAGCCAAGCATAGTGGGCTGTGGCGACCAACGGACAAAGGATGGGATTTCTACTACAACAGGATCAAAGTTCCTAAATATGCTTTTGCTTACAACAACGAAGTTTTGAAGTACGGCGATGATATGGTTCATCTGTATCAGTGCTTTAAGACTAACTTTGACTACAACGAAGTAATGTCGAGTCGGTTTGATGATTAACTGGTCATTCAGCAGCCTCAAGGACTTTATTAATTGTCCGAAGCAGTACTACCACACTAAGGTAGCGCAGGACTTTGTTAAGAAAGCCTCTGAGCAAATGCTTTACGGAACAGAAGTTCACAAGGCGTTGGAAGATTACGTCTGCAAAGGCGTGCCTTTAGTTAAAAACTATCAACGGTTTCAGCCCCCGCTTGATGCCATACTTGAGATTGAGGGCGACAGATACTGCGAATATCAGATGGCGCTGACGCGAGAGCGGCAACCGTGCGAGTTTGATTCCGATACTAGGTGGGTACGGGGTATCGTTGACTTGCTTGTAGTGGACGGGACTGATGCCTACATCATCGACTACAAGACGGGCAGTAACCGTTACCCCGACCCGAAGCAGTTAAAGTTAATGGCGCTGATGACTTATGCACACTTTCCACAAGTGGAGCGGATCAGGGCTGGCTTACTGTTTGTGATGCACAATAGTTTTGTTAATGAAGAGTACACACGAGATCAAGCAGGCAAGTTGTGGGAAAATTTTATTCCTCATTTAGATCAACTGGAGATGGCTTTCGCTAACAACATGTGGATGGCGAAGCCGGGCGGGTTGTGCGGATGGTGTCCCGTTAACACGTGTAAATTTTACAGAGAGAGGTAACGTATGACGGACGAAAATCCAGAACTTCAAATAATGAAATTGAAGTTGCTAGTAAAAAAGAAGGACGCTCGGATAAATCATTTAAATGACGAAAAGTCGATTATTGCTTACGATGCGTGTCATTGGAGAAATAAGTATTTTTCTCTGCGCGAAGCACATGAACGCTTAACTCGTAAGTTTGAAGCCAACTTTAAATTTCACGAATACATTAAAGACGTTTTAGATCATACAGCAGATTTAATGGAGAACTACGATGCCGTACGTGAACAAAACGAGACCGTACAAGAAGGAATACAAACAGCAAGTCGAAAGAGACGAACACGAAAACCGAATGGAGCGCCAGCGGGCGCGTCGTAGTTACGACAAGAAAGGCATTAGCCGAAAAGGGAAAGACATTGCCCATGTTAAGGCGTTGTCGAAAGGCGGTAGCAACGGCGATGGAACTAGGCTACAGTCGCCTAGCAAGAATCGGTCGTTTCGCAGAACATCAAGTGGAGCGATGAAGTAATGCACAAGACATGAGTGTGCCTGAAGGAGTTTTACCACCCACACCTTCTTCAGATAACCATGTCAGTTAGTGATAGGGAAGGGCAATTACTGCCCAAACCTCTTGCCCTAGGCGCTAACCGTCTGGCCCACGATACGGGCTCTTTAATTCAGTAGGTACAGTATGCAAATAGTAGATAACACTGCGGTGAGACTCACCGTATCGAATAGTTTTGCCACCGAAATCACGGCGCGCTTAGATCGCATCGAACTTATTCGGGACAACGCGCACAACAAGGAAATACTGATTTACTGGGATCACGGCGAGATGAAAGTTCTTGCCGAATACCTAGATCACTTCCTGCCTAATCAGAACATCCCCAAGATTCCTTCGCCAATCGAACGCGATTACCAATGGCCGGGACTCTACAAGCCCTTCGCTCACCAGAAAGACACAGCGGCGTTCCTGTCGATAAGGCAACGGGCGTTCTGCTTCAACGAGGCCGGGACTGGTAAGACGAGCGCGGCAATCTGGGCTGCGGATTACCTGATGAATAAAGGCGTGATCAAGAAAGTTCTTGTGATCTGCCCGCTGTCGATCATGTATTCAGCATGGCAGGCGGATGTATTCAAGACCGCTATGCACCGAACGTGCGGCGTAGCACATGGGTCAGCATCTAAACGTAAAAAGATATTAGATGAGGGATATGATTTTACGGTAATTAACTACGACGGTACTACCGTAATTTTATCTGAGTTACAGCAAGCGAAGTTTGATCTGATCATTGTTGACGAAGCCAATTCATACAAGACCCCTTCCACTAGACGCTGGAAAACCTTGGCTAAGTTGATTGAGCCAACCACTTGGTTGTGGATGATGACCGGCACACCGGCAGCGCAATCCCCTGTAGATGCGTTTGGTCTCGCCAAGTTAGTCAGTCCTGCGCGGGTACCGAAGTTCTCAACCGCGTGGCGTGATCGTGTGATGGCGCAAGTCAGCAAGTTCAAGTGGGTACCGAAGTCAATTGCAACCGATGAGGTATTCCGGGCGTTGCAGCCAGCGATACGGTACACAAAGAAAGAATGCCTTGATCTGCCAGACATCGTGCATCAGATGCGGGATGTGGAACTTACTCCGCAGGTGGTCAAGTATTACTCTGAGTTAAAAAAGCAATTACTGATAGAAGCAGCGGGTGAACAGATCTCAGCCGTCAACGCAGCAGCATCGCTTAGTAAACTTTTGCAGATCTCAGCGGGTGCTGTCTACACAGACAAGCATGACGTTGTGCAGTTTGATGTGTCCCCACGGCTGAGCGCGCTGTCTGAGGTACTTGAAGAAACGACAAATAAGGTTGTAGTATTCGTTCCATTCCTGCATTCTATCGACGTAGTAAGCGAGTACTTGACTAAAGAGGGCATCACGAACGATGTGATCAAGGGCGCAGTTACAGCGCGGGATCGGTCAGTAATCATTGATCGGTTCCAGAGAGAAACTGATCCGCGAGTTCTCATCATTCAACCACAGTCTGCCGCACACGGAATTACTTTGACCGCTGCCGACACGGTGGTGTTCTGGTCGCCCGTGATGAGTGTAGAGACTTATCTTCAGTGTATTGCACGTATTGAGCGAGTAGGCCAAGTAAACAAGATGTTAGTAGTGCATTTGCGCGGCTCGGAAGTCGAACGAAAGATGTACGAGATGCTGCAGGGTAAAGTTAACAGTCATCAAAAGTTAGTAGACCTGTATACACAGGAGTTGGAGGAAGTATGACAGTAGGTAATACAGATGAGTTGGTTGAGGCGTATCTTGGTATACGCACGGAACGTGAGCGGCTGCTTAGAGATTACGAATTGGCCGACGCGAAGTTGAAAGAAGATATGTCCAAGTTAGAAGCCGTGATGCTTGAGATGTGCAACGCGGTAAACGCTGACAGTATCAAGACCAAGCACGGCACAGTCATGCGTAAGTTGAACGAACGCTTCTTCTGTCAAGACTGGGATAACTTCTACAAGTTTGTCCTTGATAACGAGGCGGTGCAGTTGCTTGAACGGCGTATACATCAGAGCAACTTTAAAGAGTTTTTGAGAGAGAACGTGAATGACGGGCTACCCCCCGGCGTGAACGTAATGCGTGAGTATGGTGTTTCAGTACGTAAAGCCAGTAAGTGAGGATTTATGAGTAACGATATCATTGCAAGTTTGAAGAGCGAACTCGCCAACATCCAGACCGGGGTTGACGACGATACACGCGCCGTAGCCGGTGGCGGTGCAAGTTCCAAGCGTATCTCCATCAAGGGCGGCGTGTTCCGTAAGATGGCTGGCGGCAAGGAGATTGGCTCCATCGAAGATCGCCATATGAATGTGATCTTTGTAAAGATGGCGCACAACGCAAGCCGTACCTACTACACGGGCGCATACAAGGAAGGCGAGAAGATCGCTCCGGTTTGTTGGTCATCTGACTCCAAGACTCCAGACCCGGAGGTGAAGAGTCCGCAAGCCTCTTCATGCGATTCATGTCAGTGGTCGGTGAAGGGTTCGGGCCAAGGCGGAAGCGGTGCTGCTTGCCGTTTGTCATGGCGCACTGCGGTGGTTCTGCCGCAAGATCCCGGTGGCGATGTCATGCAGTTGGTGCTTCCCGCAACGTCCTGCTTTGGTAAGGAAGAGGGCGGCAAGTATCCGTTCCGCCCCTATATCCAGATGCTTGCTAACAACAACATTTCGGCAGGGCGTGTAGTGACTAAGATGCAGTTCGACACTAAGTCGCCTGTTCCGAAGTTGCTGTTCTCGCCAATTGCTGTGGTGCCGGAGGCCGATGTCGAGGCCGTTCAGCGTCAGAGGGAAACTAAGGCGGCTGAAAGTGCTATTAAACTGACGGTATATCAGCAGGACGAAGGCGAGTCACCAGAGGCGCCAATTGTGACTGGGCCTGCAGCCATGAGCGAGCCGATCATTCGTGATGCTAAGAAGGCAGACGACGCTGCGCCTGCTGCGGATGTATCGGATGTAATCAAGAAGTGGTCGAAAAAGGGTTGATTCAATGCCTCGCACATTTGGCGATAGACTGCTGTTGACGTTACAGAATGGCGATCCTTCTCTGTTGGGGATACGGCTTGGGCGTCTTTGTGTGGAGGCGAATCTGCCGATTGCTTACGTTGCTTCCGCACTTGAGGTGTCGAGGAACACCGTACATCTATGGTTTCGTGGTCGTATGATCCAAGAGCATCGATTCAAGATTGTCTCGGCTTTCATGTACTTGGTAGAGGAAGACATGAAAAACGGTACTCTTCCGGCCGCTAACCTAAAGCAAGCCAAAAACTACATAGAGGGAATGATCGGCAAGCAAGTCTAAACGTTTCATCGTGAGGTTGGCGGGGTGGCTGTCGCCCCGCCTTTTTTATCTAAGTGGGTTGGTGTCCATGCGAAAACAATTTTATGAGAACGTACTACCTTCGCAGGGCTTCTACTGTGTAACCGAAATTTCTAAGGACAAGAAGGTAGCCAATCGGTTTGCCAGTAGCCTTGATGAGGTTGAAAATTTAGTAGAGGAAATTAGTGCGGCGGGTAAGAACGTATTTATCGCGCTGAGCAGTTTCAGCGGCCATAGCCGCATGAGCGATTACTCGTCTTATTGTCGCTCGTTTTTTGTTGATTTAGATGTCAAGCCAGACAAAGAAGGTTGCTACAAGAGCAAGGTCGGGGCTATTGAAGATTTAGATCACTTCCTTACGGTTACAGAACTCCCGCCTCCTGTCGTCGTTGATTCAGGCAACGGCATCCATGCGTACTGGCCGTTTGAACAGGACGTACCGATAGCGGAGTGGAAGCCTTACGCCGAGAAGTTCAAGCAGTTGTGCTTGGATCACATGAAGATTGACCCGGTAGTAACAGCGGACGTTACTAGAATCATGCGTTGCCCAGAGACGCTGAATTTCAAGACTGACCCGCCCAACCCTACTAAGTTACTGACAGACGAGTACCATCAGTACGATTTCAATGTCTTTAAAGATTATTTAGGTGATGTTCATCTTAACGGTAACTCGGCCGGATCAATTCTTGATCTTATCCCTAAAGGTCTGGATGAAGATACTAAACAGATAGCCAAGTTAGAGAACTACGAGGCGGCGTTTCAGGACATTGCTGAGAAAAGTCTTAACGGTAGCGGCTGCAATCAAATTAAGAACGCATTGGTAAACGCCAGTACGCTTTCAGAACCCGTTTGGCACTCTGCTTTATCCATCGCCCGGCACTGCACTGACTGGGAAACCGCGATTCACTTGATGTCCGAGGACTACCCCGGATACAGCCCCGACGCTACGTTAAGGAAAGCAAATGAAACTTTTGGCAAACCGCATAGTTGCAGCATTTTTGAACAACGAAACCCCGGCGGATGCAACGGATGCCCTCACAAAGGACACATCACCAACCCCCTTGCTATCGGGAGAAAGTTCGTCGCCGCTCCGGCAGCCGAAGAGATTAGTCAAGAGGACTCAGTTCGGATCGCGGAGAATCCCCAAGAAATTCCGGCATTTCCTAAAGCAGTCTTACCCTATGTACGAGGACGAACCGGAGGAATTTACTACCTACCTCCAGCCGAAACCGACGAAGACGGAGTAAAGATCCAGCCTGAGCCGGTGCTGATTTCTACTAATGAATTTTTCCCCGTGCAGCGCATGTACGGCGAAGAGGAAGGCGAACTGTTCCTGCTTAGGGTCGTACTGCCTCACGAAGTCCGTGAGAAGTATATCTCCATGGGAGAGGCGCAGTCCGTTGATAGTATGAAGGTTATTTTAGGTAAGGCTGGAGTAGCGCCTCCTAACCAGAAACTTTGGCCGAAAATCGTGGAGTACACTATGAAATGGGCGCACTATTTGCAGAGTCGTGACAGAGCCGAGAACGTCTGTCGTCAAATGGGCTGGTCTCAGAATTTAAAGTCTTTCATCATTGGCGAAACCGAGTTTTACGGTAACGGCCAGCAGCGCAGGGCGGCATCCAGCCCGTTGATACGCGATGTGGCTAGGCTTATGAAGCCGAAGGGTGACTTCCAAGTGTGGAAGGACTGCATCAATAAACTCAACCAGCCCGAGTTGGAGATGCAGGCTTTCGGTGTGTTCATCTCTTTTGGCTCCCCGCTCATGCGGTTTACGTCCACGAACGGCATGTCGTTCTGCTTTACTGGCCTATCTGGCGCAGCCAAGTCTGGATCGCTCATTGCCGCGCTTTCCGTATGGGGCGCACCGAAGCCGCTCAGCGTTTACGAGTCTACTGACAACGCCTTTAACAGCCGCGCTATGTCTCTCAAGAACATCATGATGGGCATGGATGAGGTGCATGACAAACCGCCAGAGCAGATATCGAAACTTGTTCACTTGATTTCGCAAGGTAAGGGCAAGATGCGTATGCAGAGTTCGGTTAACGCCGAGCGCGAGCAACAAGAGATTGCGTCAATGCTCTGCCTGATGTCGTCAAACATCTCGCTTTACGATCTGATTCTGTCGAAGAAGGCTAACGCCAGCGGCGAGATCATGCGCCTTTTGGAATACGTACTTGTACAGCCCTCGTATCTGACTATCGAAGTCGGGCGTAGCATATTTAATCCTCTGCATGACAACTACGGGCACGCTGGCGCTATGTACATAGACCGACTTTTAACGCTGGGCGAGGAGGAGATCAAGGCTCGGATCGTTAAGTGGAGCAAGCGGCTTGTTACAAGCAAGTTAGGCAGTAATGCAGCCTTCCGATTCTACGAAACCGCGTTTAGCGCGACGTTTGCCGGGGCCGAGATCGCCATTGAAGCCGGGATCATCGATCTTGATATAGAGCGTATCTACGACAAGGTGATACTGGAGACAATCAAAATTCGTGACAACACCCAAAAGCACCAGATTACGGATTACGAGGGGCTGATTACCGAGTTCTTGAACGATCAATGGCGTCGTGGCACGTTGATCTTCGACGAGGGTCGAGTTGTGAATGAGCCGTTTGGTGAACTTGTTGCCCGTGTTGAGATCGGAAGCGGTACCCAGTACGTGTCAAAGAGCAAGTTTAAGAAGTTCTTATCTGAAAAGAGCGTAGGCTCCGCTGAGTTTGAGAAAGCACTGGAGAAGTCGGATATCAAACTGGAGTCCAAAAAGATGCGGCTTTCTACTGGGTGGAAGGCAGGCATGAACGCACCGCCTATTCATGTGTATTCGTTCCAGTACGACATCCCTAAAGAGATGTTAAATGACAATCAAAGTACTTGAACCAGAGTGGATCTTTCCGTTTGAGGGTATGGCAGTGGGGGATAGTTTCTTCATTCCTACCCTCAAGATCCCAGAAATGTTATACGTTATAGATTGCCGCGCCAAGGCTGCTCAGGTACGAGTAAAGGCTTATGCCTCGTCCAAGGAAGGACACCTCGGCGTGCGCGTCTGGAGAACCGGATAACTACTGTTTTACCCGACTCACTGCACCTTCTCGATAGCGTTTTGGAATTGAGACACCATCAAGGGCTTCTTCCTCTGCGCGACCACGCTGTTTAAAAGACTGCTCAAGTTCATCCCAATCAATCGTAGCGTTGAATTCAGCGGCGGTTTGGGTTTTGTTCCACTTGCTGATATCTTGCAGGGCTTTTATATAGCCTTCTTGGTCACCCTGTGACCATGCAGCGTAAGCGTCTTGAAAAAACGCCTGTCGTCGCGCAATTACCTTATCTACGATTTCTTTCCTAGCGCCTGCACGAGCAGAGGCTTTCTGTACCTGAGTAGGCGTAAACCCGAGCGCCTGCATGAATAATTCATAGACGTCCAAATCTTCAGTGATCTGTTTGCCGTCTTTAGTCAGTACGCCATCGGTGTAGTAACGAATGGCTTTAGCAATATTTCTAGCAGCGACGGGCATTGCTTTCTCAAGCGCCCGATCATAGTACCCTTCCTGAAAATCTCGTATCGCATCAATACGAGTACGGATTGACGCCCACGGTGCGCCCAAAAACTGCTCAAGGGCAAAATATTCTATGCCAATTTCATCTATTCGTCTTGGATCGTCGCGCCAGAACATGCCGTTAAACCCGGTACGCGAAGCAATGTCTACTCCAAGAAGTTCACTGACTGGGCCTCGCATAGCCAAAGACCCAAGTGCTTGTTTACGGTCTTCTTCGGGATCAGTAATTTCATCATCGGCATCACCAAACATGGCAGCGGATATAGCACTCGCTCCCGCAGCCAAAGTCGTAGCCAGCCCGTAAAAAGGCAAGCCCTGAATTCCCGCGAATACAAACGCCCCGCCAATGGTACCAAGCCATTGTTTAATGGCGACCTTCCTAAACTCCCGATCCACTGCCTCCGCTTCAGCCTTCTCTTGCGGGTTCATCCCAGTGGTATCAGTCCTAGACCCTTCAAGCGCATCTCGCAGCAGGCTCAACTGAAGTGCATACATGGCGCGAGCGTAACGCTTAAAGGTCAGTGCAATTTTCAATACAGGATGCTGGAACACACGCGGGCTAAGTTCAGTTAGCGTTTCACTGTTAGCCTTTTCTGCAAGACGGATTGCCTTATCAATCGCGTCCTGTTCAACCGCACGGCCAGTCCGTCCTTCAAGTCGGTTCTTCTCCATCTCCAACCGGAACGCGGCGATCATAGTCACTTCACGGTTGAACCGTTCAGTGTTCTGGAATGTCCACCCAAGCACCTGCTTGGAGTAGTTAAGCATTCCCATATAATCTCTCTGATTAATATCCCGATCTCGCGCCTCGCTAATGTCGTAAGCAGTCGAGTGTTTAATCGCGCCCTGCTGAATAGCAGACTTATACAAACGACCTAACGGAGAGTTAGGCGGAATCTTGGCAGGATCAAACGCGGTTCTATCAGACTGCGGGAACTTCTTAGGCCGAGTCGGTTGCGCGTCGTTATCCCAGCCGCCTTGCATAAACATCGCCATTGCATCTTGAATAGCCGAAGATGTTTTAGCGTAGCCATATTCTCCTCCCAACAACGGGTACACAGTCGTACCAATGTTCGTGATGTTGGTCACGGCAGAGGAGATATTGCCCATGATGAAGTCAAAATAACTCCAAAAGACAATAGTATTTACCCACTTGTTGTAAGTAGGTTCTCTGAGAAAACTAAGCCGCTTACCGATTTCGGCTTCAACTTGTTGAGCGGTCATGCTGCCATCTTTAGCAACATCTTCCTTGAGCAATTTAGTGGCTTGGTCAAGTTGCGGAGTGAATTCAAGATTGGTCAATTGCCCCGCCATGCGAGAAGCCACAATCGCATATACTTTCAGCATGTCAGTTTCAGCGCCTTTATAACCTTCGCGCTTACGAAACTGCTGGCGCACAGACGACGCCGGAATAGAGTCCAAGAATGTTTTATACAGAGTGTTCTTTAACTCAACAGGAACAGGAATTCCGTACTTGTCTTTGTAGTACTTTTCAAGTTCAGAGTTAATTTCGCTAAAGAACCCGTAAGTGCCAGCACCCGGCCCCTTCTCGCCCATCGCGTCTTCTATTTTTTCGTAGGTCTGAATCGAAGCCGCAGGGATTCCTGCCTTGATAAGTTCTTGTTTAGCAATTACACGGGCGCGATTACTTGTGTACGAATCAACAACAGTGTTGTTATTTCGATCTTGATAACGCAGCCAGTACTCGCCCTCACGATACAACGGCAGATAAATCTTTAGCCTACGAGCCTCAATCTCACGGCGCAATATATTGGCAGCGGTGGGCGGCAGGTTCTGAGTTATGAGTTCTAAGTAGCGGTCTGCCATCTTGCGGTAAGCGTCTACCATTTCAAAGTAAACGTCCTGCAACGGCTGAGGCAACCGCTCAAATTCTTTCGTCAGCGGATCAAGCGACTTGTAGTCAGGGTTACGTACAACGACACCGTTTTTAATGATAGTCGGGCGAAAGTCGATCTGTTCTTCTGTTGACTCCAACGCGATTCGGTAAAACCGTTGGATAACTGCACCCTTGTACTGTTTGTCAGACAGTACTTCATTCCATTTTTCAATGTTAGCGCCTATCTGATTGCGAATTTCGCGCAATTTTACCGCACGATCTATAACGCCACGCATTAAACCTTTAAGAGCAGGAAGTTTCTTACCGAAGATCTCTACCAACTCAGGCAGGGAACGAAGCGCAAGAAACGCCGGGCGAGTCTTATTACTCATGCCCTCTACGACGGCGGCGGTCTGTTCCGCTCGCTCAGGAGTCAACGCCCCAAGATCTTTCAGTTTCTCTAGCGGTGTGGTTAACAGATCACGTTCAAGTTTCTTAGCCTGAGCAACCGTGCGTAGACCCACTACCTCGCGCCTACCCTTGGTAACTTTCTCCTGCGCCAGACGCAGGACTTGGGCCACATCATTGTTGGAGTAGGCGAACTTAATGCCCATCGCCCGACCGGCACGACGGATGAACGCCGCTACGCGGTTGAACGCAGCACGGATACCGGCTTCTTTAATGGGGCCAGCCTCGGCCTTAGAAGCAAGAACCTCTTCCACTGCCTGTGCATTGCTCATGCCGGGGAGTTTGACCGCATCCGCCGCAGCGCGAGTCGCCGGGTTAGTGTCGTAGATATCGTTCAGGATGTCGTCAAGACGAGTGCGGAACTTTTGGCGCAAACCAAAATGGCCTAGACTTTCATGGAGGACAGTCGCATGTACGTCAGCCCGGTCATTAGCGCGACTGGCGATAACGTAGGTCTTACCTTCTTTGTAAAAACCTTTGGTGTTCGGTTTGATCTGCACGCCTTGTGGGATACGCGCATCGTTCTCATCGTCAAGAACAACAATTTCTGGTGCGTTAGTCCAGCCCTGAGCGGCTTCGTTTGCGGCCTGCTCGACATCAGGCTTTGCCATAACAGGCGACGGCGGCACTTGCCCCGTGCGGAACAGATCATTGGGATCAACTTCAATTAAGGGAGTCGGGCGTGTTTCTTCGATCCCAGAGATATCACCTAATGCAGGCTCGACTCTTTCCGCTCTTGGAGCAACATCAGCAGCAACTCGTGGAGCAGGCTCCACTCTTTCACTTTCAACTGGCGCAACTTCTGGTCTAACGGGTTCTGGTCCCGGTAAAGGCAATTCAGGGCTTCTTCCAACTGTTCCAACGTCAGGCGTCTCAGTAACTGTTGGTGTTGTTTGGACGGATACACTCGGAGCCTCCCTAGGTTGCCCCATCGTGATACTGCGCTTTCCTTTCTTGATAGGTGTGACAACCCCTTCAAGTTCCATTCGTTTAAGAAGTTCAGTGGCTTTCTTGAGCCCAACGTTAAGCGCCTTCTGAATCGTTGCAGGGGCGGGATTACCAGACTGCAGAACAACTTCAACCGCTTGTCGATAAAGCGGATCTTCAACAGTGGTCGGCTCCATTGGCAGCGCGACTTGAGCGCCTGCGGCCTGCGGAATGGGAGCAACACCTCCTGACGGTGCGGGAACCGTAACAGGCTGAGTCTTGGGTGCAGTCTCTGCGCCGGGGACACCAATAGCCGCTGCCAGCGGCTGATCAATTTGAAGAGTCTGCTGCGCTCCTGCTACCTGCGGAATCCCTGTAATCGGCGTAGCCGGTGTGGTCGGCACTACCGGAGGAGGGGTCTGTATTAACTGCTGCTGAGCAGTCGCAGTTTGCGGAATTGGAGGAACGGGTGCTGCGGGCGGGGGAGATACCGGTGTGCCTGACAGTTCTTGAAGTCTTAAACGAATGTAAGGAATGGCTTCTTTGAGCCTATCAGCCTTTGCAAGGAGCCTTTGTTCAACCTCAACAGGATCAAGTCCCGTCTTACGAGCAACTTCTTCGTTCTCTTCAACTTTGGCGGGATCAGCAAGATCAATCGAAAGTCTTTCTAACTCAGTTTCTGTTAATTTAAGCGCCTCAGCCGCCTCCTTTGGCGTATTAAGTTTGTTTAGAACTGAACGCAGTTCGGGGGAAGCCCCCTCAAAAGACGTAGGCAGTGGAGGCTCGGCGGCTTTGGCTGCGGCTTCCTGTTCTTTCTTTACCGCTTCGATTTCTTCTTGCGTTTCAGAAACTATGTCAGCAGGAGGAGCAGTCTCTTGTACTTTGTCCCTAGCAGCAGATCTACTAGCAAGCCTACCGACAGCACCTAGTGGAGCCATCAATCCAGTCTGATACGCAACCTCGCCATACTCTCGCATGGCGTCATCACTTGTAAGCGGAAGCCCTGCTTGAGCGCGTTCTAATGCTTGCTGAGCAACTTCGGTTGGGACTTCGGCAGCCACGCCTACAGCGGCGCCTTTAACCACGGTCTTGGCTAAACCTTCTTTAGCCAGTTTCTCAGCGGCTTCAGTGTCTCCCTTCGCAAGTAGGTCGTCTATTTTTTTACCAAGTTCACCAAAAAGTTTTTTACCTAGAACTCGTCCAACGACAAGAAATTGACTTGCTACATCAAGCGCGGCTTGCGGAACAGCAGCGGCAGCGGCGGCTGTACGAGAGATATCCACATCCCGGCCTGCAGCGATGTCTTCTTCGGCCTGACGCTGAATGTTAGAACCATACTGCTGCAAGAAAGACGGAGCAACGGCACCGGCTGTACTACCAACCAACGCGCCAACAGGCCCAAGTGGGGCGAATATAGCAGAACCTGCCGCAGCACCCGCCATCGTAGCCCCCATTTGAGGCACTTGTTCTGCGATAGCACCGGGGATACTGCCGACAACTTCGCCCGCAGCACCTAGCACCCCGCGTTCTTCAAAGGCTTTTTCTACACCTTCTAAACTCGCTCCGGGGCCATACTTTTCAGTGCGTTCTCTATTACGCTCAGCAGCGGCAAGTGCGGCTTTCTCGGCATCGCTTAATGATTCAATAGCAGCGCGACCACTTGAGATCATCGACTCAAGGCCACTCATGAACCTATCGACTACGCCGCCTTTTTCTTCCTCTTGTTGTTGTGCCTCAAGTTGCTTCGCATAGGCAATGGCCTGCTCCAGAGTTGCCCCCGGAGGCCCATTAACTTCATACTTTTTTCCAGACGGCGAAGTGACTAAAAACTTAGGCACGCTTTATACCTCAGTCAACTTGCTGACCGCTCCAAGCACCGCCACTACTAGCAGCAGGTGCCCCACCGCCTTGTGCTTCGTTCATGTTAATTGGCTCTTTTTTTGTACCGTTTGAAGATGTTTTAGTTGAAAGAAGAGACTCGGTTATTTTTGTTACTTCCGCATCCGCACGTTGTAGTTGAGCCTGCAACGTAGCCTTCTTAGCCGGATCTTTTTCAATAGCAACTTGTTCTCTTAAAACCCCAGCCTTAGCCAAAGCGCTGCCAAGCACGTAGTCAGTTGAAGTACCGCGACCCGCTTCAACTCTAGCCCGCGCGTCGTTAACAACAATTTGAGTGCCACGATCATACTGAGCCAACTGCATACGAGACGCTGCCTCAAATCCGGCCAAAGCGGTGCGGAATTTGTATTCTTCCGCAATTTTTTCACGCTCAAATTGACGATCATTAAGAGTCTTTTCAGCGTCAATCAAACGCTGTTCATTTTTGTCTACACGGTTCATTGCGGCGGTCGTGCGCGTTGCTACTGCCGTTTCTTTAGCCTTAGTCAAATTAATAGCAGCCTTCTCCCGTTCATTACGGGCAGTGCGAATCTCCTTCTCAAGTTCACGCTCACGAGTTACCGCTGCACTACGGGCTTTAGCCATAGACATCAACAGCGTAGGCGACTTAGTAGCGTAGCCTGCAATATCCGCAGCCTCTTGCCGACGCAGGTTTTCCTTATCCTGCATCAACTCCTCAAGCGACCGCTTCTCTTGCGTCTTCAACAAATTACGTTCTTCTTCAAGAGACTTGGCGTACTCGCCAATACCTTGTTCTTTCTCAATCCCTTCCAACGTTTCTTCTTCTTTCTTAAACGCCGGGACGTAACCTTGTCCCATAATGTTAGCGTAGTAGTTAAACAACTCTTGATCCGAGCGCGGTTTCTGCAAATTCGCAGCCACGATGGGCGGGGCAGACTGAGGCACCCCACCTTCTTCAAACGCCACGATGCCGCCACCCGCGAAGCCCTGCGGATTCTCCATCGCCCCTGCATTAAGAGCGCCAAGACCCTGCTGCATCGGAGGCGGTTGTTGTGGCATTTGCGGCATCTGCCCTGCCATCTGAGGAGGCATACCGCCCTGCGGCATACCTTGCATAGCACCCATAGGCATCCCGCCTTGTTGAGCCTGAGCCATAGCGGCAATCTGCTCACGAATAGTCGGGGTCTGCGGAGACTGAGTTTCCGGTTGCTTCAACTGCTCAAACTGCTTGAGCATGGCAGGGAGATCAATCAGCGGGGCAATACCCTGCTGGGCCATACCTTTGACATAAGTGGCCGCTTGATCGACGGGCATACCCCTCTGCATTGCCCCGTGAAGCGAAGTGAGCATCGTCCGCACAAGCGGATTAAGTGGAGATACGGCCATTATTACCTTCCTCCGTACAAGGTGCCGAGACCACCGCCGCTACCCAGCACACCGCCAATCATACCGAAAGTGCTAGACGGCTCGTAGATGCTGGTAGTTTTATCCGAAGACGGCGTACCGCGCAGAAGATTAGAGAAGAACTCAAGTTGCTTGTACGGGTACTGCATCTCGTCAATGAAGCGTTGGTAATCCGATGCCAGTTTCTGCTGCATAAGATTCTGCTGCTGACCACCCGCACCAAGTTGCGCCTGATTAATGCCCAACTCTTGTTGATACTGTTGCTGACCAAGATTGCCGAGCATACCTGCCGCAGCCAACTGCTGTTGGATACCTTGCAACCCAAGACCCGCGCCAAACTGACGGGACTGCTCACCCAACTGTGTACCGGCTAATCCGTATTGAGCACGAAGTTGTGCGTCTTGCGCCGCCTGCTGTGCAGCCTGTTGGTAGGCGTTCTGAAGCCCCGTGGCTTGAATGTTAGACATTTGATCGGCCAGCCCACGACGGCTTTCAAACTCAGCCAAGGCTTGACGGCTTCCGCCAAGTGCGCCAGCACGTGTTCCAGCAGCACGCATACCGGGAATCTGCCGGGAAAAGTCCTTAACAGCCTGTTTTTTCTGCTGCTCTACAACGCCCTGCATGTAAGGCGACATGTATTTATCAAGACCGCCCGGAGCGTCAAAAGCAGATTTATAAAAATCACCCGGCTGTAGTGCTTCATATTGACCGGCTTTTTGTGCGGCGAGCCCTGCAAGCCCTGCCAGACCAGTAGCCTGACCGATCTGCGGGGCGACTTTCATGCCCCCAATAGACTCCATTGCCTTCTTCTGCAGATCGCTAAAGTCAGCGACAAGCGGGCGCTCATACGGACGGAAGCCCGATTCAAGGATCGGTACCTGCTTTCCATCTTTATCTAGGATCGGCTGACCCGTAGAAGGATCAGTTTGAAACATCGGCTTACCCGTTTTCGGGTCAATCTTTTGCTTCGGATAAGTTAACGCTGCGCCATACCCGAGCAAGTCCTCGGCGTACTTACGCGCCCACTCAGGGATGTTAGAAGTAACCGTGTAGGTTGATGTAGGAGTTGATTCAGCCATGATTTAATCCTCCATTAGCGCCGTGATTTCTTGCGCGATGGGACAGGTAAAAATTTATCTACGTTAACTTGCGGGGCTTGCTTTGACTTACCCGTTCGCGCTTTACGAATCAGCGCCATCATCTGATACAGTTTTTTAGCACCGGCCTCAGTCGATCCGTTGCCAAGATGCGACACCACATCAGCGGGGATAACGAACTCGCCATCCGCCAACGCAGCACGCTGCACACCCTTACCCCGTATCACGGCAGGAATATCATCAGACATACCGTCTCCCGGTCCTCGCAGGAGTTTACCACCGGCTTGGTATTCCGGCATGGGCGCCATACCGCCTCGGGCAAACCCGAAGTTGTATCCGTCAGCGGGGTTCCGCGCTCCGCCAATCCTAGGCAAATCGGCTATTCCGCCCATTTGATACTTTCTAATACGTCCTTTTTTCACATGTCCTCCAGCAAACCCGCCTTTACCGCCCCACGATTCTTTATAACATCCTAACCATGGGTCAGCCAGATAACGTTTCCCTTGTTCGTCATAACAAAAATTCAAAAAATCTAAAGGGTTTTCCCCAACCCGTCTGTTCTGTTCTGGAGCAGGTTCCCCGCCAGACTCACGACCTTCAGGAATTGGCGCACAGTCGTCAGAATAAATCGGGTTACCGTCATCGTCGTAGCCCATAAACTCTTTTGAATATCCAAACGGGCATGACCCATCCGCGTTTTTAGGCACCCTACCTTCTGACGGAGTTGGGGTCGGCGTTGGAGTGGGTTCAGGTGTAGGCTCCGGCGTAGGAGTCGGAGCGGGTTCGGAGGTTACTCCACAAGGCGAAGGCTCCCCAAGTCCACGGGTGTAAGTCATGCCATCCGGGCATCTGCCGTAGCAAACGTCGCCTACTTGCACTTCTCCTTCAGCGCACTTTTCACTTCCTCCACCGCCACCACTTTTGCGTGCAGCCTCCTCCGCTTTCCGGGCCTCTTCAGCCTTACGGGCTTCCTCCGCCTGTCGGGCTTCCTCCGCCTGTCGGGCTTCCTCTGCTTGACGCGCTGCTTCCTCAGCCTTCCGGGCTTCCTCGGCCTTTCGTGCGGCTTCCTCTGCTTTTCTAGCATCTTCAGTTCTTTGCGCTTCTTCTTCAGCCTTACGGGCTTCTTCTGCTTTACGCAATGCCTCCGCCGCTTTTTGTGCGGCTTCTTGAGCCTGTCGCGCCTCCTCCGCCTTACGAGCCTCTTCAGCCTTACGGGCTTCCTCCGCCTTACGGGCTTCCTCCGCCTGTCGCGCCTCTTCCGCTTTCCGGGCCTCTTCAGCCTTACGGGCCTCTTCAGCCTTACGGGCCTCTTCAGCCTTACGAGCGTCTTCTTCCGCACGAATATCTTCTGGGCAAGACTGCCATGCCAATACAGGCGGACCTTCTAAGCAATTCTTATAGAGAGGCTCGTCTGGCGGAGGTGGAGGTGGAGGTGGAGGCGGGGGCGGGGGCTGTGAAGTTTGTTTCTTACGGCAAGCGCCTAGCCCACCGTCCGCTCGCGGGTCATATTCATAATCATTACCGTACTGCGCCTGACAGTCAGTATCACTGACTCCGTTAAATCGGCACCGGCCTACCTCATAGTCATAGACATACCCCGGCTCAGCGCATCGGGGGTCTTGCGTAGGATCTAGTTCAGGCTGCGGCTTAGGTTTCGGTTCAGGCTCCGGCTCCGGCTCCGGCTCCGGCTCCGGCTCCGGCTTAGGTTTCGGTTCAGGCTCCGGTTCAGGTTCTGTTTTAGGAGTCGGGCATGTCTCCCATGAAGGGATGGTAGACCCGTCAGGACAGGTCTTAACTAAAGGCTCTTCCGGCTCCGGCTTAGTCCCTCCACCAGTACCGCCACCGCCAGTATCCCCATCGCCAGTATCCCCATCGCCAGTACCTCCACCAGTACCGCC